GGAAATACTTATGAAAACACTATACTTGGATATGGATGGAGTCTTAGCTAACTTTGAAAAAAGATTTGAAGAACTTTTTCATAAGACAGCAGATAGGTCAAGAGAACAAAAAGAATTTACAACAGATTGGGAACAATTCATTCTAGGTGGTAACTTTGCAACACTTGAATGGTGGCCAGGTGGACAAGAACTATTAGAATTTGTTGATTCTATTCCAAACATCAATATTGAAATTCTGAGTTCAAGTGGTGGTCCAAAATTTCACAAAGAAGTAACAGAGCAAAAACAAAAGTGGTTACAAGATCATGGCATTAAATACAAACAAAACATCATACCAGGTAGCAGACTCAAAGCAAATTATGCAAGAGGTTCAGATACTATTCTGGTAGATGATACAGACTATGTGATTGCCGGTTTCATTGAAAAAGGTGGTATCGGTATTCTACATAGAGATTTAGGCAATACTAAGCAATTGATACTGGATGCTCTTGCAGTATGACTAAATACTATGATATAATGAGATTCATGTGGACAAGTCGTTTATACTACGTTTATACTAGGAGATACTAATGGATTTTTCAAAACTCAAAAAGAGTTCGTCTAACCTTGACAAACTCACCAAAGCACTAGAAGCAGTCAACACTTCTTCCGATTCAAATTCCGACGATGATAATTACTGGAAACCTGAACTAGATAAGTCTGGTAATGGTTATGCAGTCATTCGTTTTCTTCCTGAGCCACCACAAGATGAAGATGGACTCCCATGGGTCAAAATGTTCCGTCATGGCTTTCAAGGTCCTGGTGGTTGGTTGATCGATGACTGCCGTACTACACTAAACGAAAAGTGTCCTGTGTGTGAACACAATACACAATTGTGGAACTCAGGCATCGAAGCAAACAAAAAGATCGCCCGTGATCAAAAGCGTAAGCTAACTTATGTTTCAAACATCTATGTTGTTGAGGATCCTAAGCGACCTGAAAACAACGGTAAAGTTTTCCTATTCAAATATGGTAAGAGCATCTTTGATAAAATCAATGGTGCAATGCATCCTGAGTTTGAAGATGAGAAACCAATGAACCCATTTGATTTGTGGAAAGGTGCTAACTTCAAAGTTAAGATTCGTAAAGTTGATGGTTATCAAAACTACGATAAGTGTGAATTTGATACACCTGCTCCACTACTTGATGATGACGATGCACTTGAAAAAGTATGGAAGCAAGAATACTCTCTTAAAGAGTTGATTGATCCTAGCAAGTTCAAGTCTTATGATGCTATCAAAGCAAGACTAGATAAAGTTCTTGGTCTTGGTGGAACTGTAGCACCAAAAACTACAGTTGAAGATAGTTCTCATATGTTTCAGACTGAAGAAGATAAGCCTGTTGCAAAAAAAGCTCCAGTGAAAGCACCTTCAGTTGATGAAGATGAAGATGATGATATGAGTTACTTTGCGAAGTTGGCAGCAGAAGATTAAACAGACTAGACGGTCTTGTTTAGCCCCGCCTTAGTGCGGGGTTTTTACATTACAGAGGATCTACGCTGAAGTTTGTTTATAATATCTTCAATTGCATCATCACGAATAGGTGCCGCACCAGTTGCAGTACCAGTATCTTGACCACCTAGATTTACTCCTGTTGTTGCATTCTTATTGAATATCATAGGTGCTGATTGCATAGAATACATGCTCTCGGATTCTAGTTGCATATTTTGATCAGTAGCAGTTGCAACAGGAGGTGTAGCAGGTAATGAAGGTGCTGGTGTTGCTGCTGCTGGTGCTGCTGAAGGAGCCGATGCTGCTGCCGGCGCAGGAGAAGAAGATGGTGCTGATCCTTTTGTTTCAGGTGAGGGTGTTGCCTTTTTTGGTACAGGAGTAACTTTAGATTCTGACTCAGCTTTTTTTCTACCATAAGTTAAAGCTTCTTCTGCAAGTTTTCTTGATACTTTTTCGCCACCAAATCCTAAAGTACTTGTTCCTTTTTTTGTAGCAAGATAAACACCACCTTCATCAACATCATATCCTTTTTTTCTCAAATAATCTTCGGCGTATTTACTTGTAAGTTCTTCTTTATCGAATTTCTGTAATGCAGATTTTGCTTCAGGAGAACCTTTATCTGCTGCTGCTTTTAGTTCTTTTCTTGTTTCGGTTCTTGCTTCTGAAAACTTCATAGGGTCTTGAAACTCTGCACCTAGAGCAGATTGAGCAGCAGGACGCTTCATTACTTCTGTTGTTACTGTTCCTATGTCACCTTTTTCTGCTGCCTTTTCAATTTTAGTTTCTACATCAGATGTTCCTTTAAGAGCAGAAGCAATTTGTGCGGTTGCAATTGCAGTTATAAATCCCGCAGGACTTGCTAAGAAGGTTAAAAATGATTTTCCTGCTGCAATCATAGCCTCAAAAATTGCCAATAAACCTTTTCCTAACATTGTGATTATTGGTTTCATTGCACCAAACATCCAAACTAATCCATCTTTTAAATTCTTTAAGAAGCCTGTTAATCCAGAAAACATTCCTTTAATTAAATCAAATAATCCTCCACCTTCTTTTTTATCTACTGGTGTCGCTTTTCCTTTTCCTTTACCACGAAGTGCTACCAACATTTCTTTATGTCGGCGTTCATCTTCTATTTCTCTTTCTTCTTGGAAGTTTTCTTGAATTTCTTTTTTCTTGTTTTCTTCTTCAATTTGTTTTTTAATCAGAGCATACAGTTTGGCATATATGTCTGCCATACCTTCGTTTTGCCTTACAGGTTGTAATGAACGAGGACTTCTAGCAAAAAATGGATCATACGCTGCATCTCGACCCGCACCTTTTCTTGCAAAGTACTGAATATCTTCTGCACCTCTACCCATCATTCTACCTAGAATCGCAGTGCCTAATTTAGACCTACCGACAAGCATACTTGCAATGTTTAAAGGATCAAAGGCTTCTTTGATTCTTGTTCCTCTTGCTTTAATTTTTTGTGATATTGCTTGACCTACTGATCCAAATCCACCACCTTCTGCAATGTTTCTTGCTATTAAGTTGGTGAGAGATATTGAACCAGTTCTTCTGGCCTCTCTATAGTCTTGTATTGTTGCCATTATGTTGTTGCTCCTTGTACGAATCTTGACCCGTCTGATCTAGGTACAGTCATAGTTCTTGCTTTATCTGCTGTAGCTACTATATTATTGTTTTGATTTACTATGACAGTTCCTCCTGCTGAGGCTGTTTCTTTTTTCAAATCTCTTCCTTCGGTGGAAGCTTCTGCTAATCTTTTACCACTATTACTGTCTTTCAATGCCACTGAATATAATTCTTGATATTTTCCTACTTTTTCAAAAAGAATATTGATGACTTCTTGAATAGTTCTTGGTTGATTAGTATCTGGTTTTTTACTTTTGTCAGTTTTATAAAAAATGGATTTGTTTGCTTTTGCGGCTTCAGGTAAAACACTAGCAGCAATCTTGTTAGGATCACCTTTGAGTAATGTTTTCGCTCCTCCTGGACCCAGAAAATGAGCTGCATATACAGTCGTAGCATTAACTGGTATTTTTGCTTGATCTAAAATCTCTGAATTTTCTTTTATGAATAATGCTCCAGCTAAAGCATTTGCTTCCGGATCGAGAGGATCTCTTTGCTTTAATATTGGATATTTTGAGCCATATTTTTCTACCATAGATTTCCAAGTACCTCTGATAAATTGATATAGTCCTTTTGCTGAAGATGTTTTTGCTGCTGCACTTGGATTAAATCCACTTTCTTGTTTTGCCATTGCATACATCAAAGCAACATCAACACCAACAGTTTTTGCAGCTTTTTGTATAACATCGGCTACAGCAGGAGACGGCATAGCCATTGCTGCTGTCGTTCCAACTAAACCAGCACCACCAACAACAACTTTTGCTGCCGTACCCGTTGGTATTGTAGGAACAGCAGATGGCGCAGGTGCGGCAGATGGTGCTGGTTTAGGTGCAGGTGTTGCAGAAGGTGTTGGTCCTTTAGGTGCTGCTGCACCCGGTGGTTGAGCAGGAGCTGGACCTTTAGGTGCTGCGGATGGTTGTGCTCCTGGTTTAGGTGCTGTGGTAGTAGGAGGCTTAGGTGCAGTAGGTTGCTTTGGTATTTGTTTTTTAATTTGATCCTGCTGTTTCTTTATATCTTTAGTTTCTTTTTTCAAATCTTTAGGTTCAGCAGTAAGAGCTTGAATCAACTCTTTGTTTCTCTTATTACGAAGTGCCTCCATTGATTTTTCAGAATTCTTTTTTATTTTTTCTTCTTTATTTTCTTCATCAAAAGAAGATTTAAATAATCCAAATAATTTTGCTGCAATGTTGGTAACAGATTCACCTTTTTGCACAGGTGTTTCTGATGTTACCGATTTCGTAACAAATCTAGGATCTTTTTTATTCTTTAATCCTTTTTTCATACCATTAGATGATCCTGCATAATTATCAGCAGCACCAGACTTCCTTTTACCAAACATTCCCGAAGCCAAATTAAGAGGATTGAATCTATTCATCAATCCTCCAGCATTGTTCTGCATTGTTTCTGATGGTTGTGGTCTGTTAGAATTTGTTCCTAACAGACTTCCTAATATACTCATCTACTTGTTCTCTGTGATTGTTTTTGTTTTATTTTCTCATTTTCTTCTTCCAAATAACGAATCAACATATTGACATAAACATCTCTTTCCCATGGCAGCATATTCTCAATTTCTGCAAGACTATATTTGTGGTGCTGTATCAAAGCGAAGTTAGTCTTGTAGTAGTTCTGCAATGTATCATGACGAAAACTTACACGAAAAAATTGTTGAGTCCTTCAATCTCAAGTTTATGTTCGTAACCACATTTGTTACATGTAAAGTCAACAGTTTTTTCTAACTTTGGTAAGTTATTAAAAAATTCTTCTAGTCTACTGAATTGCTGTTGGTTTAATGAATCAACAAATTCCTGTAACTCTTTTGGGTCTGCTTCTTTTGCATAATAGAACTGTTCGCCGTCATGAATGTACTCAATACTATCAGCAATCATCTTCAATGCAAACTCCGAAATATCATTTGTATTTTTTGTTTCTTTCACTATAGAGAACTCTGGATACTTAAGTTTGACTGTTATCTTCTCTGTTAACTTAATTGTGTCTGATATTCCTTCAGGTTTCTCTACTTGTATATCCAATAGATTGATATTAACTTCCATAATGTTGCCGCACTCCTTACCTTCAACTTCATTGTTGCAACGGTATTTGTTTTCAGCAACTTCACCTACTGATCTTGCACGAAGATTTAAAAAGTAAAACTCAATATCAGTAATTGGAAGTTTTTCAATATCAATACCTTCGGTCAATGTGCAGTTATGTAACACTTGACGAATGTTCTGCTCAATAGTATCTGCATCATTTGCTTCTAACGCCATCAGCAAGTTTCTTTGTTCTTTGACTAGAAATGGTCTAAAACGAATATGTTTTCCAGACAAAGGCAAATCAAGTTCATAAATTGGTGTATCTATTTTTGGCAAAGCCATAACAATCTCCTATAACAAATTATTCTTTATTAACAAATCCTTGAGCAATTGAAGTCATATCATAAATCTTTCCTGATGTACTAGGATTAAAAGGATTAAATGATGTACCACCAGCATATTTCGTTAATGCGTTTGTTGCTGCATCGACAGCAGTTCCAACTCCAGCATTGATAAGATCCTCTGCAAATGCTGCAAGAGAATTGTTTTCCCAAGTATAATATGCAAAAGTCACAGAAAGCTTATGATGCGTATTCTCATTACTCCAATCTAAATCCAATTGATTCATTGAAACAGGAAAAGCATCAATCAATGTAATAGAATATGAAAGTTCATTTTTTACATTATATTGATTTATGGTAATTGGGGTAACATAATCTTGTCTATAATTAAAATCATATGTTGTTTTTGGATTGATTAGATTCATCCAAGCATCAAACATTTTCTTTTCACTCATATCATCACTTACCATAAAGGTCATTGTTGTATCATTAAATGTTGTGAGATATGGAAGTTTTTCTGTTGGACCATAAATCTTTCTTTCTGTGGTTGCTATATT